GGAAATCGGCGGCAGGACGGTCTGGAAGTAGATGACGCGCGCCGAGTGGTATTTGGCGACGGCTGCGACGTTGATAGCGCCCATGACGTTCGTCTGGGTGTCCAGATGCCACTTGTCAGGGTCCTTGTACGAGGCGGCGCAGTGAATGACCAGATCGGGCTCGAACTCGTTGGCGACCCTATGAAGAGGTGCGCGATCAGCGATGTCGAGCTGGAGAAGGCGGTTGGCGCGGTTCTTGCCCGTGAGGAAGTTATCGAAGCCGAACACGACGTGCTCTTGCTCGAGGGCGTCGTACAGGCTCGAGCCGATGAAGCCGGCCGCTCCAGTTATCAGGATTCTCATTCTGTCTCCGTTAGATGCTTGTGGATGCCACGATCACGAAAGGACTGCAAGTAATAAGGCCAGTCCGGGTCACTGTCTGGAAGTTCTGAAGAGATTGGCACGATGCACGGACGACGCACTCTCGTCCAGGTGTAGCCCATGCGCTCAACAGCAGGGGCCATGAGCGAGTCTTCAGTGATTCCCAAGCCCACTTGATCGCGCAGATCGGGCCAACTGCGCTCATCCCAGCGCAACCCCTCGTCCCACAGGCTCCTGCGGACAACACAGTTGCCGCCCGTGTTCGACTTTGCGTGAAGTTCCTCCTCAGATGTGCGCAGGCCGACTAGCCCAACTTTCTCTGGCTTGAACTCGTGTTCCACCGCTTCACACCAACCGGGAAGGAAGACGTGGTCGTTGTCCGCGCGGTGAAGATGGGTCGTGTCATCGGAGGCGTATGACCAGCCGTAGTTACACGCATATCCGGGGTAGCGATTCACGCCGAGGAGGATGTGGTTGTAACCCTCCTTCGCAAACCAGAACGTCCCTTCACTGGAACCGTTGTCCACAACCGTGTACTCATACGGCACCGTCACCGTCTCCAGATAGGACTCAATCGCCTGCTTCGTCAACTCCAGGCGGTTGTAGGTGATGAAGACTGTGTGGAGCTTCACCAGCCGCGATTCTCCTGAATCCACAAGTGTTGCCACAAGGGGCCGTTCCTTAGGAACTTCTGCCGCCACGTCCGGTTGCTCCAAACGATCTTCGCCAGAGCATTCCACCAATGAACGTCATCCCAGGCTTGCGCCCACTCTTCAGCGCTGTGTTCATCAAGAGCATCAGCTTGCTCTTGCGTGATTAGCCCAATGGCGAGTAAATCGGTGGTGGTTACGAAAGAGCCACTCACCGGGCGGCTTCCCATTCAGCGAGTTCGGCAACGACGCGCTGATGGGTAGCGACTTGCCACTTGTGGTCGCGCCAGCCTTGCTTGTGCTTCGAGTTCGGGTTGACGTGGTAGCGGTAGATCGCGTCCGGCACTTTCACCACGGTCGCGCCTACCCGGAAGCACTTGGACCACAAGCTGAAGTCCTCGAACCCATGGTCGTAGTCCTCGAAGCCTCCGACCTCAAGAAACAATTCGCGGAGAAGAAGAGTTCCCACGACCAACCAGTTGTCGTCCCGTAACGAGATTCCCCGGTCGAAGAAGAACGGCGTCCCCGCCCGTCCCTTGCGAATCTGAGAGACGGCGGGGGTGAGCAGGACGGGGCCGTCTCCCGCCCGCTCAGCCGCCCGCTCCATCGCACCCAGGTAACCGGGCGCGAGCTCGTCGTCGGCGTCGAGGAAGCAGAGCCAGTCGCCCCTCGCCGTCCTGCCAACCTCGTTGCGCACGGAGGCGATCGTTCCGTCAGGGTCATGGAAGCAGAGGATTTCATGCGCGGCGGTGACGGAGGGGAAGGCACGCTCCCAGGCCAACTCCTCCCACTCTGATCCGCCATAGGTGGCGATGCAAACGGAGACGTTCACGTGAGGATATGCTCCTCGGCCCGCGCCACCTCGTCGTCCAGGTCGCGAATCGCCTCATCGAGCGCGTCACGGATGTCGTCTTCCGGAGTCTCTATCGCTATCCGAAACCTGACTATCAGGTCACGCAGGTTGCGCGCATACTCCAGGCCGCTCTGCTCCACCTCGCGCTGGAGGTGAGAAATCTCGATGGACTGACCGGCCATTACCTGCAGGACGTAGTGACGGTTCCGCGTCCACCAGATGACATCCCGCAGCCACATCCAGCCCAACGATATCACGTTCTCGCCTTCCTTTTCCTGACGCGGTCGCGAGCACGCGGAGAGCGGTGGCCCATGCGGTGCATGTACAGGCGGTAGTCGGAGGCCGTGGAGCGCATGGCCTTCTTGTACGTCTCCCCTTCCTCCGCGAGGCCCCAGTGCGGGTGCAAGTGCTCCACGATGGCCTGTTTCGCAAATGCCCACTCGTTACGCTTACGGGCTAACTCGCAGAATTCCAGATCCGTGAACTGATGATCGTAGGCTTCCGAGAACACCTTCCCAGTGTTGTCTAGGCCTCCGTACTCCTCTATGTACGAGCGGGCGAAGAGGGTGTGCGTAGATTGCATCCCACGGCGGACTTGCGGGTTGTGCTTGTCGTTGGTGCCGATAACACGCTTACCGGAACGCTCCGCTACCCGCAGCGCCACTTTGTCCCAGCCGGGGTAGAAGCGAAGGTCGGTAGCACCCTGGAATAACCATTCCGCGTCACAGCGCTCGTAGGCCCAGTTGATCTTTTTGCTGAAGTCAGCTTTGCCCGCTTCCCACTCCGCTATCCACACCTCTCTATTAGTGCGCCTGCACGCCTCGATCTGGTCCATGTCCAGCGGTGAGCAGATGAAGATGACCCGGTGCTCGGTTGGTAGCGACTCCATGAGGCGAGGGATGTCGCCGGGGCGGCCTAAGGCCGGAATCAAAATGTCGATCACCGCTTACGACGCCCAGACTCAATCTCGTCCTGAATCTCGCGCACCGCAGCCGCGACGAACGCAACGGACTGTTCCAACGTCGTCTCCGGCCCCCACGAGTGGGTGTAGCACACAGGGCCATGTTTGAGGAGCGCGATGGCCTGGTCTCCGCAGAAGGCGCATTTGTTGGGGTCTATCCCCATATCGCCTTCGCCATCGCCTCTATCTCTTCTCGGGAGAAGCGCTTGAGCCAGTAGTTGTGGTAGCGAGAGAAAGGAACCACCTTGCCCTTGCGACACTCTGCACAGTAGGCGTGAGTGTCTCTGTTGCGGTAGGCGATGGACCTCAAGCCCCCACAGGAGGGGCACCTCACCGTCGAAGGGTGCTCGGTGACCTTCCCGTCTTGAACGAGCTCCATGTGCGCGCCGGCTTCGTCTGTCGGGCGCGTAACCAGTTCATGCACTGTGACCACGCATCCACGTCGTCGTCATGGCGTCCGTTCGGAAAGATCGCACAGGAGTCGATGAAGTCTGTAACGAAGGCCGGACAGCGGCGCTCGTCGGGGAGGGAATACTCGTCGGATCCTTCCCGGTAGCCGGGGAGGAAGCAGTTGCCGGACTCGAGTGCTGCAGAGGCCGCTTCTGCTCTCAGCACCTTGTCCCCGTCGGCCCCGCGAGAGATCTTGAGCACCCCTCCCCCCCGTATCTCTCTCTTCAGGTCCTCGATCAGCTCCACCCCGTAGGCGGCGTTCTCGATGATGACGTTGTGGCGGCAGTGGGGGAAGAGCGTCCTCACGTACTTGGACATCTCCGTCACCGCGCGTTTTGCCTGATTGAAGTTCATGTGGCCCTTGCGCGCGTCGATCAGGTAGCAGTCCGCCCCTACGACGCCCCAGGCCTGGATGGCGATGAGGTCGTTGGATTCCTTGTCCTTCTGCGGCGTGTCTACGGAGATCACGCATAGCCGAAACTTCGGGCGTCTGTCGGCCAGCGTGTCCTTCGTGAAGAGGTCCGGGTGGTAGAAGCGCCACCAGTGCCTCTTCAGGATCTCTCCCTCTCTGGCGGCGGGGCGCTGCTGCATCTGACCGGCAACCCGGTGGGAAAGCATGTCCTTAGCCAAGGCGTTGGAAGTGGACTCGTTACGAAACTCAGGCCAAAGGAGGTCCCCTTCGGAACGAGGATCACGGACGTAGGCGAAGGGATGGGCCTTTTCGTATCTCTCGGGGAGGCAGAGGACTTCATAGTGCTCCTTCTCTAGAAGATGGCCGGCCAGGTCGTTCTGGTGAAGGCGCTGCATGACGATCACGCGCGCAAAGTCGTTTCCGATGCCCCGGGAGGACATAGTGGAGTCCCACCAGCGGTTTGTCCCCTCGAGGACGGCTCTGGAGGTCGCCTCGGCGTCATCGGGCTTGATCGGGTCGTCCACGATGATCCGATGGCCGTGCAGACCCGTCACCTTGCCCTCCGGGCTCACCGAGAGCCGCGTGCCGGCGCGATCGTTGGAAAACTGGAGCAGAGACTTGCTCTGGAGCTCGAACTTGTATCCCCAGCGCTGTTGGTACCAATCCGACTGAATCAGGGCGCGAGACCAGCTCGAGATGATCCCTGCAAGGGGTTCTGAGTAGGACGCGCAGATATATCGCGTCTTTGGCGAGTGCGTCCACTCCCAGGCGGGCCAGAGGACGCTCACGACCATCGTCTTCATCGAAACGGGCGGCACCCACACCTGCAGGCGCGTTATCTCGCCTCTGGAGACCGCATCGAGGTGCTCTGCCATCGCGTCGATGTGCCAGTTGTGCAGATACTCGTCTTCGGGCTTCAAAGCGGGCCATGCGGCCGGGATGAAGGCCGCAAACGACTCCGAGAGCATCTCGGCCTCTTCCTCGTAGCGCTTCTTCTCGATCGAGAGGTCGAGAGCGAGGTCGAGGACCTCTTCAGGAATCGATGACGGGAAGGCGGGCCTGCTCACGGGCCTCTTTCAGTTCGAGGAGCTTGGCGAGGGGCAATTCCCCGAAAAAGACCTGAAGTTGCTCCACATTCACGGGCCCAGCCTGCGCTATCGGCTTCAGGAACCCGAAATCCTCCGAATAGGCGGCGAGGATCTTCTCCTGGGCTCTCACATTGCCGTTTTTGGCCGCTTCCACCAGTGCGGTGAAGGTGTCGTCCACGATCTGGCCCTTGTTCTGCATGGACGCCTTCTCATACGCCTCCGCAAACGCCGGATCGTAGTTACTGCCCTCGGGATTGCAGCGTCGACGGAACCAGGTGGACGTTCTGCCCGCTTCGCGTCCCGCTTGACCCTTCGTCTTGCCCTCGTAGAGGGCGGAGAGGAAGATTTCCTTCGCCTCGTTGTCGGAAAGCCCGTGCGGAAGCTCTGCCTTCTCCTGAATGGCGCTCAGGCGCTCTGCGAGGTCCATATGCGGAAGCGTAGCCCTAGAAACGGAGGGAGTAGTAGTTCTGGATGATCCAGAGCGACCATTTGACGCGGCGGCGTCTCATCTAACCCTCCTTCCGTACCTTCACCCACGCGATGAGGAGAGGGATGGCGACGCAGAACCCGGAAAGCCCAATGAGCGTGCTCATTTGGCGTACCAGATGACACCGACAAGGACGAGCGCCACCTCAAGCAGCGACAGCAGGCCGAATCCGTAGAAGAAGCGCCTGAGCGTGCGGCGCTTGATAGGCGTATTAGAGGCTTTGCTCACCGAGCGCCTCCTGACAGCGACGAACGATGGAGCCGAGCACCTGCTTGGAGGGCGTGCTTCCGGCCTGCCACTTGATTCCACGCAGCGCGTCCTCTAGTTGGGCGATGCGCTCAGTGGCTCTCCACGGATGCCCGAACGGGCAGTTGGGTCCAACAGGCTCCGCGTGCATGACCCAGCCGTCATCCTCAAGCTCGACCTGAGTGAACGGACGCGGTTCAGAACCCGGCTTAGAGTCCACTCGCCACCTCCGCAAACAAACTCTGCTGCTGCAACCGCCGCGCCGCGAGCTCCAAGTACGACTCGTTCAGGTCGATCCCCACCGCGTGCCGCCCGAGCTTGCGAGCGACGTGGGCGACGGTGCCTGAGCCGATGAAGGGGTCGAGGACCGTTCCGTTCTCCGGGCATCCCGCCGCAATACACCGCCGCGCCAATTCCTCCGGGAACGTCGCGAAGTGGGCCTCGGGGTAAGGCTGGGTGGCGATCTCCCAGACGGAGCGGAAGTTGCGACCGTTAGGAGCCCAGTGCCCGAACGTCTCCGAACCAACGCCCTGGGTACCAACGCCGTGTTTCGTCTGCTCGGGGATAAGTGGCTTGCGACGCGCTGGTGTTCGAGCGGGCGCAGTGTCCGCAGAGCGCGTATCCGTTGGGGTATCGCTCTCCATAAGGGTCGATGCGAATCCAGTCGTGTCCTCCGCAGGCGCACGGCTTGTCAGTTCTTCCTTTGACTTTGCTCCGATCCATGACGCTGCACCTTCTTTCCCTTCGTACTTTCCGTTGGTCTGATCGCCCCATCGCGCCCATTCAGCCTTCTCCCGCACCGCCTCCTGATCGAAGAAGTACCTCGGCTGCTTCGAGAGCAGGAACACATACTCGTGCGCCTTGGTCGGGCGGTCCGTCACCGACTCGGGCATGGGGTTGGGCTTGGCCCAGATGATATCGCTACGGAGA